GAGCGGCTGCAACTCCAGCTTAAGTCGTTAAACGAAATTCATAAGATTTGCGTTGAAGACCGTGGAAAATTGAGAGGTGAATTAAAAGCGGCGTGGCGGGTGGTAAATACCTATTTGCGTGGGGAATACCCATTACTACACGACGCTGTCTTCACTCTCGGGCGAATGTACGAACAAAAAAAGGCCGAGGCCGAGCGGCTGCGGAAAAAAATTGAAGGAACGAAAGCCGAACACGATTATGATGCTGGCCTATTGAACGACTATGGCGGGGGAGATGTCAACTGGTGGCATGATTATCTCCGCTCCGAACTGGAAAAATGCAATGAATACTGGCGAGCCCGGCATGAGGAAAACGATGAGACCCGGAATGATATGTCCTGTTGATAGAGGGGGATGCGGAAAACGGCTGGAATGGGACGACGGAGCGTTCTGCAAGAGCTGCATGAACAGGGGCCTTTTTGAGCGCCTGGAAAAAATGGGAATCAAAACGATTACCAAGAATGATAATCCGTTCACGGGTGATCGATCGAATGGGGAGGAGTGATGCTGCAGAAATCCATCAATCCCGAAAAAATGTCGAAGTGGCTGGTCGAATTCGAGGAGCTGGCCGGTCGAAGCGCGATAGTCGCCCTGGCGTTTCACCATTACGGCAAAAACGAAATCACCCTAATCGAGGCCCTGCTCAAGTCGGTGTCGATGCTGTGCGACTACGTTGATCACATCGAAACCACCATCGGATACGGGAGCACATTTACGGAAAAAAAGAATTGACGGAATGTGAGGTTTCCGTTAATCATAATCTACGGGACCAGGATCCCGGAACGGGCAACCCTCCGGCAGCCCCTCTTATGCTGGGTCAGGTCCTGGTTCCGTTTCTTTGAACAAAAAAACCTTGACATCCGGGTTCGGTCGCGGGAAAATGCGATATGCTCAACAGGACAAGACAGCATTGCCAAAATTTAAGAAGGCCCAGGAACCCCTCCCCGGTAACGGATGGGGCGGCTTGTCCCCGCAGCATGTTCCTGGGCCTTCTTATTTTTTGGAGGCGACGATTATGAACGGGGTGGGGCGATGAAGGATCAGCCTGGGAAAAATCCGACCATCCGCTGGTACTACAAAGATTGGCTGGCCGACAAGAAACTGCAACGGGCATCGCCCAGTAGCCGGGGAATCTGGATGAACCTGCTGATGCACATGGTCGACTGCAGCCTCGATGGTGACGACTGCCAGGAGGGCATCCTTGAAGACCTGACGATCATTGAGCTGATGAGTTTGGGTAGCTGCACCGAAGACCAGGCATGGAGTTTTCTCGATGAGGCGTTGAAGCATCAATTCTGCGATGTTCAGCTGAATGAAAACGTGACGTTCACGATAATGTCACGCCGATTGTCACGGGATATTCAAGCAAAAAAACAGAGATTGTCACGGGATAGTCACGCAAGAGAACAGAACAGAAAAAGAAAACAAAAACAAAGAGATAGAGAGAAGAAGAAAAATAGTCACGCAGATGTCACGGACGATGTCACGGGCTTGTCACGGCCTATTTCCAGGTCCTTATCCAAGTCCTTATCCAAGTCCGTTCAAAAACAAACCCAAAAGAAAACCCCCCTCCCCCCCCTTTGGGGGCCGGATCCGGCTCAAAAGAAATACGCCTTGGACCACGGCGTCGCCGAGCAGCATTTCGATGAGTTCGCCGCGTCGTTTGTCGACTACCACATCAGCCGCGGCAACAAGATGCTGGATTGGGGCCGTGCCTGGCAGACCTTCTGCCGGAATGCGGTCGAATACAGCAAACAATACCTGGACCCGAAACGGAAAACCAAAATCCCCGTCAAGGATCTGCCGGATTTTACCAACTGACGCGGCCGGAGATCGTCATGGCGGGGCGATCGCAACATGGTCAATAGGCAGGCATGGGCAACACGCAAAAACCCAGTAAAACGAACGAGGCGAAACCACAGAGGCATCGGCCTTGAAGCCATTGGCTTCCGGGAGGAGACATGCAGAACAACGTGGAGGTCGAGCTTTCGGTTTTGACCAGCATCCTGTGCTTCCCGCACGACGCCCGGTTTTTCTGCTCGGTCCTCGATCCGGAGGATTTCAGCGGCAAGCTGCGCCAGGGCGCCTTCAAGGCGATGTGCCGATGCACCGAGGAGCATGGCCAGGTGATCACCGCAATCCTTTCAGGACACTTTGAGATAAACCTTGCCAAGTTCTTGAAACAAATCACATATTCAGAGTCCGTCTCCACGAATCCAAAAGCTCATGTGCAGGAGCTTTACCGTTGCCGGCTGGCGCGGGACATGGAGGTCATCGGCCGGCAGATGGCAAAGGACGCCGGGGAGAAGAAAAACACCGACGAGCTGTATGCCGATTACCAGCAACGCCTGGCCAGGCTGGAGACCTCCCACACCCTGGTGATGTCGCCGCTGTCGGAGATCATCGAAAAAACCATCGAGCAGGACGAGATGACCTGCAAGGTGGTCCAGGCCGGCGGGCGCCCCGGCATCCCCTCCGGCCTCGCCGAGCAGGACGAGCTTTTGTGCGGCTTCCGTCCGACCGATTTCGTGATCACCGCGGCCAGGCCCGGCATGGGCAAGACCGCCCTGATGCTCTCCGAGGCCATTCACCTGGCCGGCATGGGGATCCCCGTGGGCCTGTTTTCCCTGGAGATGGGCGCCACCCAGCTGGCGCAGCGGATGATCTCGGCGCACTCGGGGATCTCGTTTGCGGTCATCCGGGACGGCAGCCTGCGGGGGGACGATTGGATCGGCTACACCGAAGCCGCCGGCAAGGTGCACGGTCTGCCGATCCACATCACCGACGCCCCTTCGGCCGACATGAACAAGATCGCGCAGACGGCGCGGCAGGCGATCCGGGACCAGGGGATCCGGATCCTGTACATCGATTACCTGCAGCTGATCCGGACCCGGCAGGACGTCAAGCGCTGGGAGCAGGTGAGCGAGCTGACGCGCCGGCTGAAGGAGCTGGCTAAAGAGCTGCAGATCCCGGTGGTGGCCCTCGCTCAACTGAACCGGGACTGCGAGCAACGCATCAACAAGCGGCCGATCCTGGCCGACCTGCGCGAATCCGGGTCGATCGAGCAGGACGCCGACGTCGTCCGGTTCATTTATCGCCACGCACAGTATGACCGGGAGATGCCGTCTCTGATCCGGCATGTCACCGAGATCGACGTCAAGAAGCACCGCAACGGACGCACCGGAACCTGCAAGGTCGGGTTCTGGACCGAGACCCAGCGCTGGGGCGACATCGACAACACCACCAGCGTGCAATACAACGATTACATCAGGTCGTAACCACCCAACAGCGGACGGCGCGACCGCCGTCGGAAAGGAGCAGCATGATCACAGACGAGAAGGAATTCAGCTTGCGCAACCACGACCAGGCCGTCGAGATGTTCGACCTGGCGGCGCAGAAGGCATTCAAGAACATGCTGGACCCGAACACCTCCAGCGACCAGGTCCGCGAAGTGTTCCTGCGGATGCGCTTCAAGCCGGACCCGGACACCGGCATGGTGACCACCGAGGTGAGCGCCGGCTCCAAGCTGGCGCCGCAGAGGTGCTTTCGGGAGAAGATCATCATCGGCTTCGAGGGCGGCAGGTACACGGCCCGCCGGATCAAACAACATCAGCCGCAGCTGCCGCTGGGCGAAGTGATCCGGGTCGGCGGCGCGGGGAAGGGAGACGCCTAATGAACATCATTACGGAAACCATCAACTGGTTGCAGAATCTTCGCCAGGACAGGATCGTCGAGGTGAACGGTCTGAAATACACCGACAGAAACCTGTGCGAGCTGGAACCCGTGAAGCCCCCGCCGCACCCGACGATCGAGCACGTTCTGACCCTGACCGGGCTGATCGACTACATCCTGCTAGACCCCGACGAGCAGTACTACCCCGCTTTCGTTTTGATCGAAAGCTACAAGCGGGTCTCCTACGTCACGACGCCGTACGGGGACACCAAAAGCCGGTACGTTCTGGCCAGGGCAGAGCACTCGTCCTGGTACAACTTCGACGGGTCCGAGCGCGGCGGCATCAATGCCCCGGTTGAAACGGCGATCGTCACGTTGCTGACCTGCTTCGAGCCATCGGAAGACCGGGAACACCTGCTGGACCTGATCAGCAACATCAGGGTCGACGACGAGACCCGGATCGAGGACGACGGGCTGACCCAGCGGGTGGCGGTCAAGACCGGGGTCACCACCGTCGAGTCGGTCACCCTATCGCGGCTGGTGACCCTCCGGCCGAGGGTGACGTTCCCCGAGATCGATCAGCCAAACATCGTTTACGCCGTGCGGCTGAAACAGGAAGGCGAGCGCTCTGTGCGGGTCAGGCTGCAGCCGCAGGAGGATTTCGGCTGGCACGGGGATGTGGTCGATGCCATTCTGAAATATCTGAACGTGAACGGGGTGACGCAAAAAATCATCCGGTAAAAATGGGCTTGACATTTCCCGGATCCATGCTACGATCCATGCACACCCCACCGCCAGATCGGTGTGTGTGTCTCCTCGGGCGGGGGGCTTGGCCGCCTCCCGCCCAACTCCCGCCCACCGGAGGACCGCCGTGGCCATCGACGACGGGCAAAAGAAAAAGACCCTCCGCACGATCGGAAAGTTCGCCGCCTTCCGCAGGGATCCAAAACGCTTCGAGGTTTTCCGCAGGTCGTTCATGGCCCTGTCCCGTCGTCCCGGCAGGCTCCGCTCGCCGGACAAGGGTGAGACCATGCGGTCGGCCGACAAAGGCGCCGCGTTCCGGCGCGAAAGGAGATTTTCCTGATGGGACTTCCAGCGTGGCTGACATTCGGACGGCTGAAGTACGGCAGGGTGGAGGACGATGAGGAGGAGGAGTCTGAAATCCTTCCGGAGGCCCGGCGCCGCAAGAAATCCCTGCGCAAGCTCAAGTACGTCCGGCACGGCCAGCAGAAAAAGAAAAAAATGCTGATGGACGAGATCGGGGACATCTGACCCCGCGGGGGAGACACGCCATGAGGTGGATGATTCTGGCAGCGGTTGCCTCCCTGGCAGCCGCCGCGATCATCGGGCATTGCGGCCGATCCGGCGCCGAACCCTACCGCATCGAACAAATCGAAATCGAATTCGTAAAACTTTGCCAGGAGCAGGTGCTGCTGGAGGTGAAAGCCGGCCGCCAGGGCGGCGTTCTGGACCTGGAGGACCGGGCCCGGTACGTCGAGGTCCTGCGCAACCAGGAGGCGCTGGCCGATCTCTACATGCGTCTGATGAAGGAGGAGCTGACATGCCTGACGATTATGAGGGCGATTACCACCGGAAGGACTCCGGGGGTTTCCGCAAAACATTGAGGCACGTTTACGGGTTCATCAACCGCATCAGCCGTCGAGACAAGCCGACCCGGAAAAAGCGCACGATGCTCGCACGGCAGTCCACGGGGGTCGCCGGGGCCCGCGGGTGATGGAAAGCAGTTTCGAGCTGACGGTGGAGTGCGCCTTCTGCGAGGCCCTGCTGTCCCTGAAGGTCAACACCGTGATCGGCGCGGCCACCAGGCTGCCCAGGTGCCCGGCCTGCAATCAGCTTCTGCTGCTCGAGTACGAGGTGCTCCTGATCGAAAAGGGGCCAGGTGGCTGACATCCGGAAGGCACTGCTGCTTTGCGTTCTGGCCGCGGCCCTGATCGCTGCGGCCCTGGTGGTGCTGTTCCTCAAGCTGATAGGAGAGGACGATGGCTACATGGTTCAAGACGGCGGCCGCCGGCCTGGTGATCGTGATCGGGCTGGTGGGATCGATATGGGGGCTGCCGAAGGTCTTCACCACGGTTGAACGGCACGAGATCGACCAGGAGACCATCAAGAGCGAGCTGGCCGGCATGGGCGCCGAGCTGGCCGGGGTCAGCCTGAACCAGCAGGCCGAGGGCAGCCGCAATCAGATCCGGTGGCTGCAGCAGGAGCTGTACGAGATCGAAAAACAATACGGCACCGACCCCTCCAGGATGCCCCCGGAGGTCCGCAGGAGATACCTGGAGCTGATCCAGCAGCTGGAGGACGAGCGCCGGTTTTACAATGACATCCGCACCAAGCTCAAAAAGTGAAATATGTCAATCAGTATAAACATTTGAGAGGTGCAAATGCTGTCGATCAAACAATGGTTCGGCCTGGAGGACGAGTTCGGCGGCCTGAAGCTCCTGCGTCTTCTGACCACCGAAACCGAGGCCGTCAGCTTCGCCTTTTCCCCGATGGGGATCGGGCTGTTCGTCTGGCGCCGGGCCAAGCTGCAGGATGCCTGGGTGGTGCGCACCGACGCCTATCACCTGGTGGGCGTGTCGTGAAAATCAAGTGCCGATTCTGCGGGTGGGAGACCACCGCCTGGGCCAAAAACAAGAAAGGCAAGCCCAGGCACGGCTACGACCGCCTCATGCGGCATGTGGAGCTGCACCACCCAGAAATGCTAACGAAGGTGCAAGCCTATTGCGAACAGGGGGTCGAGGAGCCCCCGGAGGGAGACACGCCATGAGGAGGTGCGAGGTGAAAGTTATTAAAAAAATGCGGGATGAGGTCGTTCGATTCGCCGAGGCGATGGAACTCGTTCTGGCCGCCAACGATCACAAGTCCGGCTGGGGGGACCTCAAGCCGACAGAGATTCTGGTCCGGCTCAAGATGGAGCTGAAGGAGCTGGAGGAAAGCCTGATAGACCAGGATCCGGAAGAGGCCATGCACGAGGCCGTGGACATCGCCAACTTCGCGATGTTCCTCTGGACCAACCTGCACTTCGGGGAGACACGCCATGGAGCTGACGCCTGAAAACAAGCTGCACATCGATTCCCTGCCGTACCCCCACCTGCTGCGGCACCTGCGCTTCGCCCCGGACGGCGACCCTTGGTTCCAGGGAGAGACCGGGGCCTATTGGCTCGAACGGATGAACGAGCTGCGAACCCAGGGGGCCGACCATGTCGGAGCCTCCAAAACCATCGGGTGGGATCCACCCGCATGAGATTCTACAGCAAAGGAGACACGCACATGGACCTGCGACCCATGCTCGACAAGATCTCGATGCTCGAAGGCAGCCTGCCCAACACCACCCGATCCGAGGTCATCCACTCCCGCTGCATGTTGATGATGGCCGAGGTCACGGTCAAGCAGCTGATCGTCGTGGCCGAGGTCGCCGACCAGATCCGGAAGATCGCCGCCAACCTCCCAAACGACCCCCTGGCAAAAGCCGAAATGGCGGCCCCCAGGAAACCAACCCAAACCCCTCCCCCAGGAGGGGGAACCCCAAAACCCACCGACACCCAGGAGAAGGTCCAGGACCCCAAGCCGGCCGAAAAAAAACTTGACACCTTGTCCGGCAACGTGTCTACTAACCAAGAAAGTCTGGCAGGGCTGGCCGAATTCGACCTGCCCGCGAAATCAAAATAGGACCTCACCGTGGACAGAAGATGCAAAATCGATTGGGCCTGGGTGAAGCCTCTGTTCCGCGCCGGCTACAGCCTGCGCATGATCAGGGCAAAGTACGCCGAGGCTCACCACGGCATCCCCGTCTCGATCGAAGCCATCCGCTCGCACGCCAAGAAGGAGGGCTGGAAAAAAGACCTCACCAAAGACATCGGTGCGGCGGTCGATCGGAAGCTGGCCGAGGCCTCGATAACGGACAAAACGGACGATGCGGCCGCGGCCCCTGCGACCGACGCCGAGTTCGTCGACGCGGCCGCCAAGCTGGCCACGGGCGTGGTTCTGACCCACCGCAGCGACGGCCTGCAGCTGCGCAACCTGGTCAAAGCCCTGGCCACCGAGCTGGCCCTCAAGGACAAGGAGCCCAGGGTGGTCGGAAGGGGTCAGACCCAGCAGGTCGTGATGGTCCGGTCCCCTCTCAAGGACCGGGCCCAGGCCGTCAAAAATCTCGCCTACGCCCTGAATTGCGCGGTCACGATCGAGCGCAAAAGCTACAACCTGGATCGGGCAGAGGGTGGTCTCGACGGCGTGTTCCTGATCCGATCGAACATCCCCGAGCCGGATCCCCTGCCGGAAGACATCTGAAGGAGGAACCATGGACCTATCTGTAAAGACCCTTGCCGGAAACTGCGAACAGCTCAAGGCGCTGGTCAGCCCTGGGCAGATCTTCGCCGACGCAACCGATCCGATCTCCGAGATGCGGGCAATAGTCACCCTCGGGGTCAGGGGAATCAACGTAAATGTCTTCGTTGATTCAGATTTCGCTCACCCCATGCAATGGATGGTGAGCTATCGGGACCTGGCGGCCGCCGCCCTTCGGGAAGCTGCCCAGCCAAAAACGCCCGAGCCGGTGAAGCCTGAACCCAAGCCGGCGAAGCCCAAGAAGAAAAAGGGATGATCGTACAATCTTCGGCCGGCGAAGAGATCGTCGTCGACTACGATCCGCAGCCGAAGCAAGTGCTGCTGCACAGGTCGCCGGCCAACGACATCCTGTTCGGCGGGGCGGCCGGCCCCGGAAAAAGCAGGGCCCTGCGGATGGAGGGGCTGATCTGGTGCCTGCGCGTCCCGCAGCTGCAGGTCTACCTGTTTCGCCGGACCTACCCCGAGCTGGAAGAGAACCACATCATCAACTCGCTGCGCGAATTCCCCCAGCAGGCCGGCAGCTACAACGATCAGAAAAAGCGCTGGCAGTTCCACAATGGGTCGATCCTGTATTTCCGGCATTGCCACCACGAAAAGAACGTGTTCGCCTACCAGGGCGCCGAGATCCACCTGCTGCTGATCGACGAGACCACCACCTTCACCCAGTTCATCATCGACTACCTTTACGGACGCGTCCGGTGCCCGCTGGACATCCCGGACAAGTACCGGCACAAGATCCCAGGCGCGATCAACGCCAGCAACCCCGGCAACGTGGGGCACGAGTACGTCAAGCAACGCTGGGTCAAGTACGCGAAAGCCTACGAGCTGCGCCGGGCGCCGCTGGACAAGGACAACCCCGAGGCCCCGCCGTTCGTGCGGCAGTACATCCCCGGCCTGCTGGAAGACAACCCGCACCTGATGCGCACCGATCCGGGCTACGTCACCCGGCTAAACGCCCTGCCCGAGCCCTACCGCACAGCCTACAAGACCGGCAACTGGGACATTTTCATGGGGCAGGTCTTCCTGTTTTCCGAGCGCCACCATGTGATCAAGCCGTGCCCGATCCCGGAGGGGGCGCCGCTTTACATGACGTTCGATTGGGGGTTCGGCAAGCCCTATTCGGTCGGCTTTTGGTTCGTGGACTCCGACAACCGGCTCTACCGATTCAGCGAGATCTACGGGCAGATGCGCGGGGCCGAAGTGGACACCGGCGTCCGGCAGACCGACGAGGTGATCGCGGACAAGATCATCGAGCGCGAAACGGAGCTGGGCCTGCGGGACGCCGACGGCCGGCTGAAGAGAGGCATCGCCATCGAGCGCCTCTGCGATCCGACCTGCTTCAACAAAAAGCCCGATTACAAAGGCGGCGGGCAGGGGCCCTCCACCGCGGAGGTCTTCGCGGCCAAAGGCCTTGACATGACGCCCGGAGATGCCAGCCGGTTGCTCAAAATAAGGCAGTTCCACGAGCGGCTGCGCATCAAGGTCGACCCGGACGGCCACGAGCGGATGCCGATGATGGTCGTGTTCGATACCTGTGTGGACTTCATCCGCACCATCCCGTTGCTGCAGGCCGACCCCAACCGGCCCGAGGACGTCGACACCAAGCTCGAAGACCATTGCTACGACGAGGCGGCCCTGGTATGCATGGCTCGGCCGATCTCCTTGGATCCAAGGCAGGTGGCCGAGGACATCCGGATAGAAGCGGAGCGCCAGCGCCGGCTCGATCTGGACGAGTCCTCGCAGGCCGCCTGGTCGGAGGTCGACGCGATCCGGGCAAAGCTCGACCAGGTCGCCGGTTTGCTGGAGGAGGATTGGGAAAAGATCTGAAAGGATCACTTGACATTTGGAGGGAGGTCGAAAATGCAACTTGACAACCTGGCATCATACGGTGTATTGCTTTTCGTGATCGTTTTCATCGCCGGCCTTTGGATATGGGACAAGGTCCGGTTCGATCGTCGAGAGAGAGACTTCCTAAACCGATTCATGGCACGCAATTTCCTGGAGTACACCTCCGGGTCCAGCCGGATGGCGCCGAAGCCCACGGTGCAGCAGGGCATCGACCGCATCCTGGAGGAGATCCAGGAGGACCAGGAGGCCGCCGTCCGGATCAGATAGGAGGTCACATGCCCGCCAAGGTAAGACCGACCGGCAAGGGAACCTACCGGGTCACCACCCCTGGTGGCGTCAAATCCAAGGGCACCACCCTGCGCAAGGCCAAGGCCCAGCAACGCCTGCTGAACGCCATTGAACACAACCCCGATTTCACGCCCCGCGGGAAACGCAAGCGCAGGAGGATGTGATGGCGAAGCACACCGACGAGCAACTGGTGAGGATCGCCGACAACCTGTTCGACCGCTTGAAGGATCCGACCATCAACCTGCGGGAACGGACCTGGTATCGCAACATCCTCTACTACATCGGCGAGCAATGGATCGAGTGGCTGATAGCCACCGGCACCTTTCGACGCATCAAGCCCTCCGAGTTCGCCCCCACCCCGGTCACCAACATCATCCGCGACCACATCCGATCGATGAAGGCGCTGATCCTGAACAAGGACTTCGCGGTCAAGGTCTGGCCGAATTCGATGGACCAGGAGGACAAGGACGCGGCGAAGATCGGCGAGTTCCTGCTGCAGCACATGGACTCGGAGAACGACGAGGAGTTCATCGACGAGACCGAAAAGGTGACCATCTGGATGCTGCTGTGCGGGATCGGGCTGATGCGGGTGGTGCCCGTGGTGGCCGACAAGGATTGGGGCCTGGACCCCAAGACCGGCGAGCCGTTGAGCAAGAGCCAGGTGCTGTCCATGGCCTGGTCTCCCTTCAACTATGCCGTCAGCCCGTACGGGGACAGCCAGAAAAGCAAGCCCTACATCGGCATCAAAAGCCTGCGGCGCAAGGAGTGGATCGAGGACACCTTCCGGATCAAGGTCCGGGCCGAGCAGACCCACGAGCCCATCATCAACTACGAGCGCAAGCTGGCCAAGCTGGTGTCGGCCGTCTCGCCCTGGAAGGGGCGCGACCTGGAAAACATGAACGAGTACGAGTTCGACACCGAGGAGCTGTGCATCCTGCGCGAGCTGGAGTTCCGGCCCACCAAGGACATGCCCTCCGGCCGGTATGTGGGCCTGGTCGGAGACCAGAAGGTCTTCGACTATCCCCGCCTGCCGATCCCGGTGCAGAACGAGGACCGGGTCAAGTGGGATTATTCCGTCACCGATTACAAGGGGCACTATGTGCCCGGACGGTACTGGCCGGACACCTCGATCGACGATCTGATCTCCCCGCAGAACAGCCTGAACGAAATCGACCAGGACCTCAACATGAACCGCAAGAGCCTGGCCCGACCGATCGTGGTGCTCTCCAGCGACGCCAACGTCAAGCGGGTCACCAACTGGGGCCAGCACCTGCTGGTGATCAAGTACGACCCTTACACCTCGGCCGGCGTCCGGCCCGTGATCCAGCCGGGCGTTCCCTACCCGCAGCAGGTCCTGGAGGAAAGGGCAATTCACCGCGGCGCAGCCCAAGACGCCGCCGGAGATCCCAAGAACGTGCTGCGCGGCTCCGCTCCGACCAGCTCGGCCTCCGGCATCATGGTCGACATCCTTCGCGACGCAGCGGAACAGGGTCATTTTCCCGACATCCTCCGGTTTTACCGATCCCACAAGCGCACCTACCGAAAACGACTGCTGCTGGCCCAGGAGCTTTACACCGACGAGCGAATGCTGAAGATCTCCGGCCGCGGTCACGGGGTGGAGGTCCGGTCGTTCACCGCCGCGGATCTCAAGGACAACACCGACGTCCGGCTCGAGCTGTCCTCGGGGGTCGCCTCCACCAGGGTGGGGCAAACGCAGATGATGCTGCAGATGACCCAGGCCGGATTTTTCAACCTGGACACGCCGATCGACCCCGAGTTCCGCGACGAGCTGCTCAAGCGCATGGGGCTGTCCGGGTTCAAGGACAAGCTGAACACCGACGTCGAGCGGGCGCGGGAGGAGAACCAGCGCCTGGCGATGACCGACGAGGACGGCATGACCCTGGCCGAGTACGAAGACGGCAACGGCAACCCGGTGGAGACCCGCGTGATCGAGAACCTGTTCATCAGCATGGCCCTGCCGACCCCGATGGACCCGACCACCGGGCAGCCGATGATCGACCCCGCCACCGGCCAGCCGCTGCAGGCCGAGCCCATCGTGATCAGCGACGACCCGCTGTTCGGGTTCGACAATCACGCGGTCCACTACGAGGTCCACCGCAAGTTCATTTTGAGCAGCGAGTTCAAGGCCCTGCCCCAGGAGGTGCAGGAGGTGGGCATCGCGCACACCCTGGAGCACAAAAAGATGATGGAGATCGAGATCTTCGCGGCGCAGCAGAACGCAGCCATGGCGGCCGCCGGGGCCCAGCCGTCGCAGCCACCCCTGGCGGGGGTCGAGCTGCCGGCCGACACGGGTCCGGGGTCCGGGGCCGGGTCTCCGAACATGGTGCAGGGTCAGTACCAATAACCGCTTGACAAAAGCTCAACCATCACATTAGCATGGAGGCTGTCATGGCGATGAACCTTGTGGACATGGCAAGACCGAAAACGATGCGGGACCTCGCGGTCGCGACGGATCCTCCCAATTACCACGAGCCGCGATACCCGTACGGGCTCAAGCTCGACCTGTGCGAGGAGGAGCTGAAAAAGCTGGGCCTGGACGCCGACGACTTCATTCTGGACGAGGACGTCATGGTCTACGCCAAAGCCAAGATCTGCCGGACCAGCAAGAGCGAGTATCAATGCGAGGACGGCGAGATTAAATCCAATCAAACCGTGGAATTGCAGGTGACCCACCTGCAGCTGATACCCGCGGCCGCCGGAAGCCTGCGGGAGCTGTTCAAGATGGTGAAGTAGCAAACACAATGATGCCCGTCCGCGCCGGCGATCCAGCCGTCGCAGCCGAGGCCCGAGGAGGTCAAAATGAACGATGTGATCGACAAGACCCAACAGAACGTCGAGAAGCCGGCAGCCGGCGACAAGCCGCCTGCTTCCGGCAAAGAGATCGACGCCGGGTCGCCGAAGTCCGGAAAGGCAGAGGCAGCGCAGCAGATCATCGACGGGATCCTCTCCAAGCACGAGTTGCAGTCGCCGGAGGACCTCGGGAAATTCCTCGATGACCTGGTCGGGCTGAAGAGCAAGGTCGGAGATCACGACATCGACGAGCTGCTCGAAAGCCGCGACACCCTGATCCAGTACCACACCCAATGGGCTGCGCAGGAGGAAAAGCGCAAGAGGGAGGCCGAGACGCCGGAGGAAACGGTCGAGCGGCTTTCCAAGGAGCTGAAAAAGAGAGACGACCTCGCCGCCAGGCAGAAGGCAGCCGAGCGAGAGGCCAGGGAGAACGACAAGCTGCTGTCCCAGTTCAACACCTTCGTGTCCCGCGAGGTCAAGGGGTTGGACGACCTGGGCCAGCACCTCAAGCCCTGGCTGATCAAGTACCTGGGGGTCAACAATCCGATCCACGACCACGATCTGTCCGACCGGGAAGGCATCAAGAAGCTGGTGCTGGACGCGGCGAAGGAGATGGCCGAGATGGAAAAGGCGATCCTCAAAAAGCACGGCATCGCCGTCGACGGGGCCCCGGCCGCCAGAAAGCCGGAAGCCTCGGGAACGCCGAAGGTGGCGACGGACGGCGAGTCGGTCAGCGACGCCTTGGCGGCAGCCTCTCCACAGATCAAGAACCTCAAACAAGCCAGGAGGAGCGCAGCCGACTTCCTGCGCAGCCGCTTGCAGGGCGGCAGGTGAGGCGCGACTCCATCCAACATAAGGAGCAGCCATGCCGGACTATCATGACCTAACCGCCATTGCCGACACCCTGAAGATCGTCTACGGGGAGGGAATTGCGAACCAATTCCCGGACGAGCAGATCACCTACAACCAGTTCCCCGTCTCCGACCGCAAGCCGAAGGGTCTCGGCTATCAGTTCTCCATCCGCTACGCCCGCGCCCAGGGCGTCGGCGCCAGGAAGGAATCAGCCATCCTGCCCGAGCCCCTGGCCGGCAAGTACGACAAATCGACCATTTTGCCGAGATACGCCTACGGGTCCCTGCGGATGACGGGCCCGGCGATCGAGGCCGCCAAGGGGGACATCGCAGCGTTCGTGGACGGGCTGGCCGACTCGGTCGACGACATCTACGAATCCCTGGTCAACGACCTCAACCGGATGAGCTGGGGCGACGGCTTCGGCCTGATCGCGACGATGAGCGCCGCGGTGACACCCAGCACGACCACCCCCTGGACCGTCACCTGCGACAACGACCTGGGCGTCATGCGGGCGGTGGAAGGAATGATCATCGACTTCTACGCCGCCGCCGGCGCGATCGACCAGAACGTGGTTTCACAGCGGATCGTCTCTGTGGACCCGATCGCCAAGACCATCACCTTCGAGACGCTGACCACCGACTACCAGGCCCAGCACCCGATCGTGGCCGCGAGAACCTACACCATCGCCGCAGCCGCGATCCCGACCCTCTCGCAGATCGTCCGCTACGGCGCTCGGGAGGCGGCCCACGCCACAACCAACACGCCCATCGAAATCACGGGCCTCGACGGCATTTACGACGACGGCACCCTGCTGGCCACCTTCCAGGGCATCCTGGTCGCCAGCTACCCGAAGTGGCAAGCGAACATCCTGGCCAACTCGGGCGTCGACCGCGAGCTGTCCATCGACCTGCTGCTGCAGGGAGTGGACGTCATGCGCACCGCCGCCAAGAAAAAGCCCGGCATGATGAGGATGGGCCTGGGCCAGCGCCGCAAGTACGCCAACCTGCTCCTGCCCGATGTGCGCTTCGCGCCCGCGGAGCTGATGGGCGGCTACGAGGTGCTGACCTTCTCGGCCGGGGACGGGTCGATCAAGATGCTCATCGATCCGATGTGTACCCCCGGCAACATCTACCTCGAGCCCGACGGCACCATCATGAAGTACGAGATGATGCCGATCGGCTGGGGCAACCTCGACCAGCAGATCCACCAGCGGGCGGGTTACGACGAGTGGGACCAGTTCCTGCGGATCTACACCAACCTGGGGTGCGAGCAACGCAACAGCCTGGTCAAGATCACCGACCTGGTCGAGCCTTCACTCTACACCTGATGACCGTGCGCCGGCGGGGCACAGGCTGCGGCCTCCCACCGCCGGCGCCTTCCAACCGATCTCCAGTATCCTGCATTTTGCAGGGGATCCACTATGAAAGGGGAGGTTACCATGATCAAAGACCGAAACATCGCCGGCAAGGTGATCCGGGAGTTCATCCCGGTGCAGGGCATGGCGGGCTGGGACGCCACGCAGGTGGCATCGCTGGGCGCCGGGGCCCTGATCTACCAGGAGGCCCTGGCGGCCGCGCAGCTGGCCGGGGCGCAGATCGGCGCCGCAGGGGACGAGCTTTACCACCTGTGGAAGATCCCGTACGCCCTGGACCGGGACTACCCGATCCAGATGCGGATCCTTTTCAGCACCAGCTCGGCCGACGCGGACACCCCGGATTGGCTGGCCACCATGAAAGGCCTCGCCCTGGGGCAGGCATTGAGCGACTCCAAGACCACCCCGGACGCCACCTTCACCTTCGCGGCCAAGGCCCTGCTGGCGGTCGCCAACGCCCTGAACGCCACCAACTGGGTCAAGGTGGATGCGCCGATCTTCGCCGCGGGCGACCTGTTCGCCATGGTCGCCGTGGAGTGCAACGGCCTGGGCGGCGCCGCCGCTAACGAGCTGACGCTGTGGGGCATCGAGGTCGCCTACACCGCCAAGCGCACCACCCTCAACAACGAACGGGAAACCACCGAGCCGGCGCTGTCCAACACGCTGGCGTGATCGACGGCAAGTTTCCGTATGGTAAAAAAGGGACTACCCAAAATCAGGATCGTCTGCGGCACGGGCAGGTCCGGGTCGTGGGCATGGTATCGGATCCTGCAGGCACAAGAAGGGGTGGAGGCCTCCCACGAGGGCATACCGCTGCCGTGGGAGGTCGACCCCTGCACGTATTACTATCTGATGATGCGGGCGATGATCGCCTGGCAGGGGAGACCGATTTGGGTGAACAGCAGTTTCGTGTGGATCAATTACACGGGACTGCTGATGAAAAACTTCGACGACCCCAGGATGGTCTGCATCCAGCGCCCGAAGGAGCAGATGGTGGCGTCGTTTCTCAAGCATTGGCCGGAGGAGAACTTCTGGACCGACCCGGAATCGCCGAGCTGGGACGGGCAGTTTCCCAAGGTCGGATGGTCCAACCCGAACCCGGACGAATTAAGCCTGCTCTGGCCAAAGTACGACCTGCCCAAACGGGAGGCCATCGCCGCCTATTACGATGACTATTGCGACAAGGCAGACTTCTGGCGCCGGAGGCTGCCGAACAATTTCATGGTGATAGGACTCGACGAGGCGATGAACACCCGCGGCGGGCAGCAGAGGATCTTCGAGTTTCTCGGCATCGAGGACCCGAACTATTTTGTCGGGGTCAAGCTCAACCAGGAAGGCGCCCACCACGGGATCCTCTACCGGGAGGGAGATGATGTACTCGGCACCGGCAGGATTTATGAAAGCCCTGAAATCTTTGGACCCGAGACTCGGGTGTCACTACAACCAGGACATGGAGAGGTTTGTCGTGACCTTCAAGCGGGCCTTTGGCGAGCCGATCCCCCTGTTTCCGGTGGAGACTGAACAGGGGGGATTCCGGAGGCCGGCAGACCGCGACATCCAGTTCCTGCGGCAATGGGACATGGAGAACATGACCCTGTCCGAGCGGCTCGACCGGACCACCAGCTACATGGAAAAGAGCCGCGAGCAGATCAGGCGCCGGCATCGGGAGAACATCCTGGGAATGACGCGGGACGACAAGATCCAGCTGATGCAGAAGTTCGGCCGGCTGATGGGGCCGGGAAAATTTAACTCGGCATTTCGCCGAATCACCCCGAAGCCGAGGGGCGAAACCTTTGATGTGATCGACAGGCGTTTTCACGCATCTGCACCATGAGTGCTATGCCTGGAAAACAAAAAGGGAGGTCATCATGGCGATTGTGATTTGGAACCCGACGGATGAGCGGTTCGAGGCGCAGTACATCGGAGAGTTCGTGGAGATCCTGCCAGGCCAGAAGATCAAGGTCGACGACGCCAGGGGCAAGGCCCTGCTCAACACCCTGGCTCCGCGGGGGCTGACCTCGCTGGAGTACGGGGACGAGGGGGACGTCGAAAAGCGCAAGGGGGACAAGGCCCGCCAGCGGAACTTCGAGTTCAAGAAATTGCAGGTCATCCGCTACAACCAGCAGAACGAGGAGCAGAGGCAGAACAACCGCCCCTACCTCACCCCTCCGGCGCAGATCAAGCAATACGCCCTGGACGTCGGGATCAAGCTGACCGAGCCGTACAGCTTCAAGGACGAAGAGGTCACCGAGATCTCCAACCTGCGCAAGGACAAGTCCGACCAAAAGCGCTACATCCAGGAGCTGGAGGAGCAGAACAAGGCCCAGGCCGCGCAGATCTCCGATCTCGCCTCCAAGGTGGACAAGCTGATCACCATGGTGGAAGCCAGGGCGGCCGCCGGCGCCAAGGTCGAGGTCGATCCCGAAACGAAAAAAACCGTCGACCTGCAGCTCATCCGGGACCAGCTGAATTACAAGAACGTCAACCGATTGCATCTGAAGGGATGGGTCGCTCGGAACTGGGAAAAGATTCAGGCTGCCCCCCCCGAGATCCAGGACGAGATCCACCAGAAGTGGATCGACCTGATGAACATGCCGTTCCCCGAAGAGCGGCCGGAGGTGGAGGCAGCGTGATCAAGGGGAGATCATGCCTACCACATACCTTGGCACCTACTATAACTGCTATGCCATCCTGGAGCAGGTCCGGCTCGGCATAAGCGAGTATTCCGAGGGGCTCGTCCGCGGTCTCGTGCCGGGCACCCACCACAACAAGCAGATCATCAACGAGATCAACAAGGCCCAGCTATACATTTACGCCATCGTGCGCAAGCGTATGCCGGGCTTTTTCATCTCGAGGGCCGACATCGTCGGGGTCAACTCGGTCTACGCCCTGCCGTGGGACTACGGGTCGAACATCGTCTTCAAGACCGACCAGAAGCTGCCGGTCCACCCGATCAACGTCGACCAGCTCAAGACCGCGAACCAATCCGGGACCGACCGCCGCTACTACCAGCGGGGGCAGAGCTTCGTGCTGGACAAGGACGGCATCACCAAGACCTATGAGCTGTGGTACTACCGCAAGCCGCGCCGGATCCACATGGGCCGGTTCGCGGCCGGCGGCACCGGCACCTGCACCCTGTCCCAGGACGCGCAGCGGGTCGACGACTACTACAACGGCATGATCGTGGAGTCGGTGGACGGCGATTGGCACGACCCCATCTCCGACTACACCGCAGCCAGGGCGGCCACCCTGACCAACGCCGCCCAGGTGGTCGTCGCCGACGCCTGGTACGGCATCGTCCCGGAACTGCCGGATTTCTTCCAGGACCTGATCTCCGAGCGGGCCATCCTGACCCTCAAGAAAATCTCCCCGATCGTCAAGGAAAAACCCAAGGCCGACGATTATCAGCTATTCGAAGACCAGCTGGCGGCCAGGATCCGCGACCACATGGACATCGCGCCGGACGTCGATTGGGAGCAGGTTTTCGGGGATTTCGGACCACGGCAGCCGAGCTACTTCGGCATCCACTACGAGAACTGACGCCATGCTGCGACCTCTTACAGACTCCAGGACCGCACCGTTCACCGGAGGGGCGATCACCTACCGGGAGAAAGCCCTGCTGCCGTTCGGCGCCTTCAGCTGGATCCAGAACATGCGCAGCCGCGGGCCCGGCTTTTACCGGCGCCTGGGGCAGCGCCGGCTGCACACGGTGGCCGACGGCACCAACGAGGTGCTCAACCTCTACGAGTACATCAAGAGCCGGGTGACCGAACAGCGCTTTTATGCGCAGATGGACGACGGCGACCTGCTGGAGGCGACCAACCTGCCGCCGGCGGTGACCACGGGAGCGTTCGGGTCCGCGGCGCACGCCGGCTCGGTCGGGCAGATCCCGGCCAGCTTCGCGACCATCGTCGACCTGCTGCTCTACTCCAACGGGGTGGACCAGCATCAGATCTACGGGGGGAGCAACAGCTATGTCGAAAATTTTATCGTTTGGGACGGGTCTGCGGCCCTGTCGAACGTGCCGACCGAGGGGCGTGACTACTCTGTCGAGGTTTCTGACGGTCGTGCTGCCACCGTTGCTGTGCTTGATGCTCTTGATACTTTTGCTAACAATGAGTGCATTTTCATTGGTGTACCGATAAAGTTCAAGAGCGTCACGGTCACGGTTTCGTTGCCCAACGGCAGCGCCTCGGTGCTTTCGGGCTATTACCGCAAGAACGACAACACCTGGGCCGCGCTTTCCGGGTTCTCCGACGGGACCACCTCGGGCGGGGCGACCCTGGCGCAGAACGGGACGATCAGCTGGACCGTGCCCTCGGATTGGAAAGAGAACTACATGTTCAGCCAGAACAAGTTCTGGATCCGGCTGCAGGTCTCGGCGCAGCTGGACGCCGAGGTCGAGGTCTCCTCGGTGACGTATGATTCGGATTTCCAAGACATCGTGAACATTTGGGACGGCATACCTCAAGAAGTGGTTGAGGTACGTTTGGAGATCTCGGACAATTACGAAACGCACCCCGGCAACGCCGCCGACATGGGCAGCTTCGCGGCCGGCAACAAGTGCTACCTTTTTTGCACCGATCCGATCGAAGGGATTTATGCGGACCCCGGCGCGACGCCAAACGCAATAGGAGTCTCTCTCTCGACGCTCCGGTATTGGGACGGGACCGCATTTTCCACGGTCGGCACCGCCGTGGACGATTCAGCCGGTCTGTCGCGGGCCGGCTGGATCACCTTCCCGCGCCAGCTCACCACCCCTCCGCAGCCCCGGCAGTTTCAGGGGAGCCAGTATTACAGCTACATTTACGAGCTGACCTGGGACACCGCTTTTTCGGCCGACACCGTGGTGGACTTCACGGTCATGCCGTATTTCGACATCGACGAGCTGGGCGACAGCTACACCTGTTGCGCCTGGAAGGACCTCGCCTGCTACACCTTCACCCTGTTCGGGTCGTACATCTACGTCGCCAAGGCCGGCAGCCCGATGGTCCTGAACGGCGACAATTTCGGGATCCTCAAGGCCGGCGACGGCAGGGCGAACCGGATCGTGGGAATGCGAAAGTTCCACAACGAGCTGATGGTCTGGCAGGAGGAAAAGGGTGTGGAGGGCGGCTGCGTGACCCTGTTCGAGGGCTACAGCCCGCAGACCTTCGGCAAGCTGATCCTGTCGAGCCAGATCGGCGCCTTCAATGCCAAGTGCATGGTGGTGGTCGACGGCGTGCTGACCAGCACCAGGACCGACGAGTCGGTCAAAACCATCGCATTCTGGCTGTCGCGATACGGGCTGTGCGCATCGGACGGCCGGACGGTGCAGATCATCAGCGACGACATCCAGAACTACTGGGATCCCAAGCAACCCGAGAGCATCCGCAGGGGCTACGACCACAAGCATTGGCTGGCCTACGACAGCTCGGACAACGTCCTGCGGATGGGGCTGGTGACCGGGGACGGGGCCACCGAGCCGAACGTGTTCCCGGTTTTCGACCTTGCCGAGCGGGCGTTCTGCTTCGACACGCCGGCCCAGGAGATCGGCTGCATGACCGAGATCTCGGCCGGCAGCGGGGACACCATCGTCCTGCAGGTCGGGGGAGGGGTGGACGACGGCACGGTCTATCAGCTGAACCACGGGACCCTGGACGTCGACCAGCCGATCGATTCCTACTGCGACAGCGAGTTCTCCCTGGCCGGGCAGATCATCCAGATACAGGAGATCCACGTGCGGGCGAAAGCCCAGGTGACCGGCGATGTGGACCTGTCCATCTACCGCAACGGCATCCTGGATTTCACCCTGCCGCTGTCCATGATCCCCGCCACCCCCAGCGAGGACTTTGTCCGGCACCTGATCCCCGTGAACGTCACCGACCACCACATCAGCATCCGGCTGCGCAACGGGAACCGGGACGAGGACATCATCCTGGTCGACATGGGCCTGCGCAGCTTCATTCAGGAGATGGCATGAAAGACGCGACCAAGCCGTGGAAAAGGAAATTTCACCAGGTGACCGACCGGCAGAATACCGGCGAGAGGCGGGATGTGATCGAGCGACCGAAGCACGGCTGGACCATCAAGGAGGATAAAAATGCCCGTACACATCGCGGAAAAAGCGATTGAGCAGAGCAGTTATGAGATCTCTGCCAACTGGGTGGACGAGAACGGGGACGCCGTCGATCCCGACACCCTGGCCTGGACCCTGCACGACGGCGACGGGCGGGTGGTCAACAGCAGGTCCTCGGTGGCGATCGGGGCCCCGGTGGCGAACACCGTGATCCTCCTGGAGGGCGCTGACCTGGCGGTCGCCGGCAACTCGGCCATCCGCAGATACGTCCTCTTCGAGGGGACCTTCACCTCGGTGGTCCACGGGGCCGGCAAGCCTCTGCGGGACCAGGTCAGCTTCGACATCCTGCCTTTGGTAAAGATATGAGCATCGTGCAGCGCAAATGGTTGGATTACGACACGCAATGGCTGGACGGGTTCCGTTACCGGGTCCCGTTCTACCACCTTCCGTTTGCGGTCTATGAACTGTCGGACGGCGGCGCGGAGGTCTCCGACATCCCGGTTCTGATCACCATCGGCTCATCGGTCGGAGACGGCGAAAAACGCGACACGCGCCTGGGGTTCGTTTTCGACGAGATCGGATCCAATTTCAAAAAGATGGCGGTCACCACCGAAGACGGGGTCTCGCAGCAGTATGTGTGCGTGGTTCAATGGGACGCGGCGGCCGGGGAGGGATTCGTCTGGTTCAAGGCGCCGACGATGGGCAGGTTCATCGGCAGCCAGAGGGTGGAACGAAAGTTCTATCTGTATTTCGACGGCCTGGCGGCCGACAATGACAGCTACGTCGGCGAGCCCGGCGACACCCCCAGCGACAACGTCTGGTCGGATTATTTGTGGGGATTTTTTTTGCAGGAGGAACCCCAGGACCTCGTCCGGAACCTGGTCAATTTCGTGGACGGCACCAACGATGGAAGGTTTCATGACGGCGCCGGCAGCAGTCAGGCCGATTTCGATTATGTGAATTTGGGCGGCGGCATCAAAAAATCCGTAGAGCTGACGGCGGCAGACAATCAATACATCGACTTCGCCGCCGGAGGAGACTATTACCCGCAGGATGCGATCACCCTGTTCGCCCTGCAGGACCTCGGGACCCGATCGGCGAACATGCGGCTGTTTTATTACGGGGGGGCGGCCGGCGCCGACCGGATTTGGGAGATGGGCATCAACTCTTCATCCCATTGGTTCGCCGGTTTTTACAATAACAACGTCTCGGTCGCCACCGTGACCGACACCGGCGATGTGATCGGCGACGGCATCGCGTTTTTGACCGCGTCTTACAACGGCGGCAGCGCACTTGGCGACATCACTTTGCACCTGAACGGGGCCCCCGTGGTCGAGTCGACCCCTACCGGCGCCGCAGTCGGCAACCCGGCGTCGCCCCCACAGCAACCCTATATCGGGACCAGGGCCGGAGGGTCGATGTGGTGGGATGGCAAAGTGGCGTTTGCGGCCTGCGCGGCGATCGGGGTGGACAAAAACTACGTCGCCGTGATGAACCGCTCGCTCACCAACGCGTTGTGGATCTTTCAGGATGTGGAGCAGAAACCGCAGCCGCTGCGGTATCGGATCCCGGTCGCCATCAAGCCGGACAACGTCGACAGCGACCAAACGGCGGTGAATGTGAAGATATTCCTGCATGACAGCGCAGGGGTCGACGACCAGGATGTCAGCTCGATCTTCGACACCCTGAAAACCCCCCACGCCGGCCGGAAGATCCGCATCACGGCAGAGGACGGGATCAGCATCCTTCCCGCGGAGATCATCTACTGGGACGAGGTCGACAAGTTCGCCGTGTTGAGCGTGAAGATCTATCAGATCAGCGCCACCGACGGGGCTCATTTTTTCATCTACTACGACGACAACGCGACCGAGTGCGGCGAGACGGTCTACCATTCGGACTTCGCCTCCAGCCCGGTGGCGGCCCAGGAAACCCGGATGCTTTACCGCGTTTCCAAGCAGAAGCCGAACTTTCCGGGGGCCATTGCGATCCAGGCGACCAACAGCGGATGGGACGGCATGGACGGGGTCCAGAGCCTGGTCAACCTGGACGAAGACGACCTCGGGGTGGACGCCGACCTGGGGCCCTACCTGTCGATCGACTACACCGGCGGCGACAACGAGTACATCCGGTTTCCGGATCGGTCGATATACGACCGAACCTCGACCGATCAATTCACGGTGGAGATGCTGGTGCGCCTGCCCAACGAGCTGACCGCGCAGATCCGGATCTTTGCCAAACGGGATTCGGCCGGCACCAACGTGGGCTACGAGGTCCAGGTGGATGCGACACGGGACACCTTCCGGCTGGCAATGGACACCGGACCTTCGATCTGCGTCGCGGACATGATCACTACCGACGTCGACGACGGCAACTGGCATCATGTCGTTGTCACCTACGACGGGTCGGATACCAACACGGGGATCAAGCTGTACCTGGACGGCGCCGACGACACGCGCCTGCCGATCGCCACCGACAATTTTCCGCTGGCCGCCTCGATGGCCAATGCGATCCCGGTCGACATCGGCGCCCGGAACGGGACCCAGGTCAACCCGACCGCGCTGGATGTGATCGAGGTTTCCTGGACCGCCTCCGAGAAGGATGCCGACTACGTCAAGATGCAGTACCACAACCTGTTCGACGGCCTGCTGCGGTTCGACGCCGTGGAATACCTGGAGGATTTCACGCTGGCGCCGGCTGTCTTGTCCTTCACGGCGCTGCCGGCGTTCTGGATCGGAGTCCCGACGGTATTCATCCTTCCGGAAACCGGCGAGCTGAAGTTTTTGCCCGGAATGCACACCGCGGTGGTGGGTGGAAAACGCGTGTTCATCGGCGACGCCTGGGGGGCGAAGCCGAAAATCCTCGCATCGGAGGGGGCCCTGCCGCACCTGACATGATAGGATCGAAACCGAAAATTATCCTCGCCGACGCCGGATCCCCGAAGATCCTGTCGGCCACGGGCCTGCAGGCGCCCATGCGGCAGCCCCTGCACGCACGGCACAGGCTGACTCGCAGCATTCAATTTGTGCCCGGCGAGCATCGTTATCCGATCATATTGGCGCACCAGGCGCAAAGCCTGAAATACGTGCTCGGCTCGCACACGGCGATCACGCAGATCATCGTGCTGCACACGGCCGAAACCATCAAGCTGGTCCCCGGCATTCACAGCGCCAACATTTTGTTTAACACATTCAACACCGACAAAAGCGACACCTCCGGCCGCATGGTGTATTTCGGCAATCGAGTGACCGGGGCAATCGACGCGCTCGAAGTCGGATGCCAGACCACCAAGGTGCTTCTCGGCAACGCCGTGGATGGCGTCGTGGACAAAGTGTATTATGAGTTTGAGGTGGTCAAGAATCTCGTCGGAGCCGTTCCTCGGGGCATCAGCGTCGGCATCGGCAACGATTTCTATCTGACCGGCGCCAGCATGATCGGCAGCTACGATTCGCAGGGCAACTATCAGGGCGGGTCCGGCGGCGATACCTTCACCGACGGTGATGTCGTCAGGGTAGCCTGGGAACTGGGCGACATGGATTCCGGAAGCGGCGGGGTGAAAAAGTGGAATGTGTGGTTCGCCATTAACGGAGGCTCCTGGGTGGGCGGTGGAGACCCGGCGCTGGGAACCTCTCCGCTGGTGATATTGGGCCTTTACGCTCCGCACGCAATTCGCATCAGCTTCGAGGTCCCCTTCGCGAATCCCGACGCCTCCGAAATCCTGCTGCTGGAAGACTCGGGCGACCATAATTATTCGGCGCCGGCCGGGTTCACCGCACTCGGCAGCAGTCCGAGATACGATACCGTCCTGCGCGACACCGACATGAGCGCCTACCCGAGCGGCTACACGCTTGCAGGCTCTGTGACCTCCACCTCGCTCGCTCCAAATTACACTTATCGATGCGTCATTCCCGCGGCCAGCCTGTCGAACGGCCCGGCCAGCCAGGTCGCTGCGCTGCCCATAATCGTCGCGGGCGGTGCCCCTGTGATCACCGAGATGTGGATCGGCCACAAGGGGGCGGGCAGTTACGATTTCGACGGCAGCCAGGTGCAGATCCGCTGGTGGAAGGGGCACGCGAAGCTGTATCCATCCGGCCCCACTTTTTGGGCCGAGGATTGGTCCGACATCACCTCCTTTGCTTTCGATCACACCAAGGACCTGGTCATCAGCTGGTATCAGCAAACCACGCCGCAAGTTTACAGAAGCGTCGCCCCAGGCGGCAACGGTTTTGTGCGAAGATCCGGAAATTTCGCAGGGACGACATCCGGCGCAGGGTTTTCGCCGTTTGTCGGAAACTACTTTGCCGGCATAAGAGAACTTGCACTCATTGCATGAGGTGAAAAATGGCAGACATCATCTACGACAAGTTCATTCAGCGGCTGCACCAGGGGGAGATCGACCTTGAGGCCGACGTCATCAAAATCGCCCTGCTCAAGAACACCCACACGCCGGACCAGACCGACGACGACTTCGCCGATGTCAGCGCAGACGAGAACCCGGCCGGGTCGGGCTACACGGCGGGCGGCGAAACCCTGGCCAACGTGCTGGTCACCGAGGCCGGCGGCGGGGTGATCAAGATCGATGCCGACGACCCCGTGTGGGCTTCCCTCACGGCGACCAATCTTCGCTATGCGGTGATCTACGACGACACCCACGCCAGCGACGCCCTGATCTATCTGTTCGATTTCGGGGCAGACAAGAACCCGAATGCGGAGCCGTTCACAATTCAATTCGACAGCAACGGGATCTTCACCGCGGAGCAGGGCGCCTGATGGTCAGCAGCATCAAAAATGCGAGGGACACCGCGGTCGGCCGGGAAAGCGGCAAACGCTTGTATGTGTCGCCCAAGGAATACCAGGACCAGATCCGCAGGGGCACCATCAAGGGATTCGACCAAGGTGCGCAGCCCTGGTCGGAGTTCGAGAAGCCCTACTGGGAAGACTCGTACGAGGAGATGGAATATTTCATGTGGAATTGGCCGGGATTCGCGCCGTGGCGCTGGAATTTCAACTTCGACAATCCCTCCATTCCGACCAATTTGCAGGGCAGCCTGGGGGGCACCGACTTTTTGGTTTGCGATTGTTTCACCCTTGGTGGATTCTGCCCCGGAGACACGCGGTGCATCGCCATGGATTGCACCTATCCGATTGTCGGGGTCCAGTTTTCGCAGCGATGGGCCGAGCGGGAATTCTCGGTCGAGATCCAGAATGAACAGACTATCTGCATAACAGCCACCGAGGACGCCTCGCTGGGGGTCGAACTGGACATCTACATGCAGCTGCCGAGCGGAAACATCTGCGTCGAAGAGGACCTGTTGATCGGGACGGCGTCCGATTGCGAGGATTGCGACACCGCCGATCCAATGGAGGCCGGTCCCGACAATCCAACGGTGGTGGTCGACGGCACCAATTACCGCATCGACGTCATCAATGGCGTCGGGCCGTTTACCTGGGTTGTGACGGCGCTCGACAGCGCCGATGTCAGCCTGCAATGGGCCATCGGGGACCGCCGCTACAATTACCTGAACGTGGTTGACGGGTGCGGATCGATCAGCGTCACGGTGACCGACAGCTGCGGCACGATCGTGGTGCTTTTTTTCTATTCGGATGACGGAATCTGGCAGGAGTGCGAAGGATACCAAACGGGCGGCAACTGCTTCGATGATTCGCCGGTCGATTGCCCCCTTTTTTTTATTTTCGGTGGCTACCTGTTGGACGCTACTGAAGACAATGAACATCGATTCAGCTTCGGCGACCGGATTTGGCGATACAGGCGGCCGGTGACGGCGTCGTCTTGTAATGATATCGGCCTGCCATATTGCTGCGAAGACACGAGTCCGGATTGCAGTCCCAATCCTCCCTGTTTTGGCATTTTCGATTTTTCAGCACCTTTTACTTGTTCGTTATACGGCTATCCGGATGTGGAAGCCCCCTGCTACAACCCGTGCGGAGGCAAGGGGGCGACGGGACGATGCGGGATCAGCCACCCGGCCGGAGATGGCATAAGCCTCGAATTCTACAGGTGCGATTGATGGATGCGAAAAAGGAAAAGCCAGACCGCATTCCAACCGAGCTGGAGATCGAAACTTACGAGCAGCAGATGCAGGCGTTTTCGTGGAGCTTTCAGCAGGATGTGGTCAGTTTTTTGCGCTCGCTGCACAACAAGGGGATTGACATCAACTGGGCGATCCGGTGCATCCTGGTGAAGCAAAAGACGATAATATACGACCGCAGGGACAGGGTGAAGGCGAGGACCGAGTGGGAACGCAACGCCCCCAAGTGCCCACAATGCGGCCAGACGATGTATATTATGAGGGTAAACGACCGTCCCGCCACGATGGTGGGCGGCAAGTACCAATCGCAATGGCTGTGCCCGAACCAACCGGCGCAGGGCAGGGTGGCGAAATCCTGCGGTTACACCGAGTTCAGCAAGCGCAGCGTCGAGGAGTGGTTCAAGAAGCTGCGGATCGATATATCCACCGTCAAAAAGATGAGGCATCCTTATTTGCGAAATCCAGCCGTGGATTTCGTGGCGACGCTGTCGGATCCGGATGCCATGAATGAACTCAACCCGGAATTGAACAGCGGCGAAAACAAGGAGGAGTGAGATGCCGTTCGGAGCTGGTTACAAATACCCGTGGGAGACGCCGGCCCAGGCAAGAGCCAGGACCAAGGGAGAGACCACCACCGTCACGCCGGGAACCACGACCGTGGAGGAAACCTGGTCACCCGTGGGCCAGGCGCCGACCAGGCCGACGATCCCGACGCTGGAGACTCCGGCGTTCGACGAGCGCGAGGTTTCGAAAATCGCCGCCAGGGAGGCCGCGCCGAGCATCCGGCGTTTGCGGGATGTCACCGCCAGGGCGATCGGGCAGAATTTGGAAAACCCGAACGTCCGCAGGATGACCGTGCGGGAGGCCCTGCAGGGATTCGGGTCCGGCCTGGGGTCCATTTTGAGCGGCGCTCAAAGAGCCGCGGTGCAACAGTACATGCCGAGGTACGAGGCATCGGTGTCGGCGGCGCAAACGCAATTCGGAGCCAACGTGGAGTCTCTGGCGCAGGAATACAACAACCTGTGGAACCAGTTTCTGCGCTCCGGCACCACCAAAAGAGTCACGACCAGCACCACATAGGAGGTCGCCATGGCAACGGGTGAGCGCAAGACCCTCAAGGACATCTATTACCCGAGCGAATATGGATCGTGGGGGGAATTCGAGGAATACGACGAGGACCCCCTCGAGGCCGCCCGGCCCGGAGAGATGGACGTCCGTTTTTACCCAGGCACCGGAGAGCCCGCCGAGGAGGTCTGGAAGACCATCCCGCAGCGGCTGGAATCTTTCATCGAGCCCTCGGAGAGCTTCGTGCGGACGCCGGAGGGCAAGGTCACCAGGGACCTGGGCGAGAAGGGGGAGGTGGTCCACAAGGTCGACCCGGAGATACAGGCGCGGATGGACGAGCCCTGGCTGGCGCAGCTGGACGCGGACATCGCCACCGTCCGCAACGTGGATCCCCAGGACCCGCGTTTGAGCGAGGAAACCCGCCGCCAGGTGAAGGAGGCTCAAGACAGAATCCAGGCAGTCGCCTCCGCGGCGCCCCGCAGCCGGCCGACGGGGATGGTCCAACTGCCGACCGAGGAGAATCGTGAAAACTTTGTGAATTTCGCGATACAGGAACGATTCGGGGGCGTCGACCCGCGCCTGCGCAACCCGATCGAAGAAGTCCGCAGCCTGGGCGAAGATTACTGGCGCGACGTTCACGAGCGGCAACGAAGAGCCGCGGGAGGCGGCGGCCTGCATTGGGATGTCATGGACGACAAAGAGAAAGAAAAAACGCTGAAGTCGATGATGACGTTTGACATCGACACCAGGGAGATTGACATCAAAAACCAGGTGGCAATGCTGGAGTCAATGATCGGGCGATACGACACCGATACACAACGCGCAAAAGCCAAAATGGAGGAGTTCGTCCGGCGCGGTGAACAAGAATTCAAGGAGCAGATCAAGCGCACCCGCGAGGCGAAGGAATCGGCCCGCAAGGCAGTCCTCTCCCTGGGCTCCGACCTGACCAAGGCGCAGCAGGAATTGGCCGAGGCCAGGACCGAGCACCTGGGCGCAACCGATGACACCCGTCCCGAAATCGAACAGCGGATAAAGGACATCCAGACCAGGATCGAGGACATCCGCGGGCAGCTCGGGGAGGCCAGGGTGGAGGCCACCAAAACGGAATACCCGCAGCCGGAACAGGGCGCACCCAAGGAAAAGAAGCCGGCGCAGCAGGCGGGCAACCTTCCCACCCAACAGGAGATCCAGGCGCTGATCGACGAGCTGACGCAGCAATACGGCAAAAAACCTACCAGGTCCCAGTTGATAGCCGAGATGCGCAGCCGGGGGATGACGGTGGATTACCAAAACCCCGAACCGTAAATTGGAGCATGGGAAAATGCCCAATATTCTTGACTACTACGGATTCAAGTTCGAGGACGACGAGCCCGAGGTTCCGAGCGAACCACAAGCACCCGCCGCGCAACCCTCGCGGAACGTCCTGGACTACTACGGATTCCAGCTGGACGACCCCGACTTCGATCCGGAGGGCGGCGATTACGACTACAAGTCGGCCAACCAATACGGCATCACGCCGGACGAGACCGGGCACTACCCCTCCCGCAACCCCGTGACCGGGCAGATACTCAAGGGACGCGCCCATCCCACCTGGGCCCTGACCGAGCAGACCGAACTGGACTCCGGCTACGAGATCTTCCAGGGCGAGGACGGCAAGTACTACAGCCGAAAGAACGTGATGGCCGGCCCGAAATTCGAGCCGGCGACGGTCCTGGACCTCTACGGGTTCAAGTTCGAGGACGACCCCAACCGCCAGATGGTGCGCCGCAACCTGCCTGAAAAACTGCTCCACATGGGCAAGCGGATCAATATGGCCCTGCCGCAGGTGGTCAGGGGACTCGCCGTGTATGAGCAGGCCCGTGCGATGCAGCACCGCAAGCTGATGCTGGAGGAGGTGCTGGGCCCGAACGCCACCGAGGAGATGCGCGAGCGGGTGATGCGAGAATCCCAGCAGGATTACGAGCGGGCGAAACGGGTCGAGGCGACGGTTCCGGACATCCCCGAGAAAGCCTTCGAGGGGGGAGTCATGGGCGTCATCGAGGACGCCCTGGTCGGCCTGGCGCAATTCGCTCCGGTGATGGCGGTCACTCCGTTCTCGCCGGGCGCCAGCTATTTCATCACCACCGCGATGATTGCCGGGGACAAATACCGGGAACTGAAACAGGAGGGCAAATCCGACGACGTCGCCTGGAAAGCCAGCAACATGAGCGGCCTGCTCCAGGCCGGAGCGGAGGTGGCCGGCAATGCGGTACAGCTTTCGCAGCTGGGCAAAATTTTGAATGTAACCCTGAAGGAGCCCGGCAAGATCGTCGCCAAAAAGATGGCGGTGCCTCTCACGCGCAGGGTGGTGGACGGCATCTGGAAAAACGCCGCGACCGAGGGAATAGAGGAGATCCAGCAAAAGATGCTCGATGTGATCCCCTCGGTGTGGGCGAACGATCCCAGCGTGCAGGACGACGTCGGCCGGTGGGCAGACGAGGTCCTCACCGCCTGGAAGGACCCGAAGTTCATCAAGGAAGCTCTTTACGAAGGACTCGTCGGAGCCGTCGGGGGCGCGATTCTGCCGGTGGGCGCCGGGATGGTACAGCTCCCGTTCGAGAAAACCAGGGCCAAAAGGGGCGGGGACATCGCCGAGGCCGCCTTCGGAAAAGACGTCTCCGGCAAGCTCAACGATGCCGCCAAGGTGCTGGTCAACGAAGCGGCCCACGGCAGGATCGACAGGGACGGCGCCGAGCGCCTGGCGAACGAGCTGCAGGCCGCAGGCGCCGAGCAGAGCCCGATTCTGCAGGATCTGAATCGGTTGCTGGCCGGCGAGCCGATCGAGAACCTTCCGGTGCGGGCAGAGGAGATCGTCGGAGAAGAAGCCGCCGCGGCGCCGGCCGCCATCGGGGAAGAGGCCGCCATCTCGGTGGAAGGTCAGGGGGGCGAGATCGAGGGGGTCTCCGAAACCTTCGCCGGAATGCTCACCCCCGAGGACGCAGGGGCGATCGTCGAGGCCGAATCCACGCCCGAACGCCAGGGGATCCAGAGGATCGCCGCCGCCCTCGGCCTCAAGGTCACCTTCTACAAAGCCCCGACACAGTCCACGGCTGACAACGTGAACGGCTTCTACCACAAGGAACGCGGCCGGGTCTACATCAACGAGACCGCTGTCAACCCCGCCCTGGTGGTCCTGGGGCACGAGTCGTTCCACCGGCTGGAAAGAGAGGACCCGGAGCTTTTCAAGAGAGTGATCGACCTGACCCAGCAGACCGCCGCGAACTTCGACCAGTACGTCGAGGGCCTGAACAAGGACCGCCGGGCCGCCGGCCTGCGGGAGTTCGACATAACCAAAGAGGACGACCGCCGGCAGCTGGTGGCCGAGTTCGGCGCGGACATCGTCGGCCAGCAATTCGCCGACCCGAAGTTCTGGCGCCGGCTCAACAAGATCGACCCAACCATGGCCCAGCGCATCGCCCAGGTGGTCAGCGACATCATCGAGGCGCTCAAGCGGGTTTTCCGACGGCAGAACCTGGTGGCTCCCGCCGAACTGGAACGGGTCCAGGAGGAGATTGCGAAGGTCTACGGGGAACGCGTCGTGCGGGCCGAGAGACGCAGGGTCGAACGCCGCAAGAAAAAGGTCCCGGTTGCCGAGGAACGCCGCAAGGCCGAGCGCAGGATGCCGGAAACCAAGCAGGAAACCGAAACCCTGCTGGAGATGGAGGCCGAAGAGTTGGCCCGCCGGCTGGGTCATGCCAGGGCAGAGGGCGCCCCCACCGATGCGATATACGAGGACCACATCGAAACGCAGAAACAGCTCATCCGCGGCCTCGCCCAGGCCGCATTCGTGGATCCGCAGATGGGCATCAAAAGCAAAATCCCTTGGCTGCGGCTCAAAGCGCTGGAAAGCGAAATGCCGGTGGAACAGCGCAAGTGGAAGGTCTTCTTCGATCTGGACAATTTCAGCTGGTACAACGACGTCCTGGGGCATAACATCGGCGACAAAATCATAGAGGTCGTCGGAAAAGTGTTCCAGATGCACGCCGTTGATCCGTACCGCATCGGCGGCGAGGAGCTGGTGGATGTCCTCGACACCCGTGAACAAGCTGAAAGGGTGGCTAAAAAAATCAGAAACATCATCGAAAATCATCTCTACCTCCAAGCTAATATTCACGAATCTGTCACGACCAAGGATAATGTATTTTACAAGGGGGGGGACGTTTACATCTCCCACGGCATAGGAGTCAGCTATGGCATCGACCAAGACATCGACAACGCCGACAAAAAACTCCTCGCAGAAAAGAAAAGACGGGAAAAAGAGGGACTCCGCAGTCCCAAGGGTGCGATCCCTGTCCGAGTCCGTAAGCGACCTGCCCCTGCTGAAGCGGGCTTTAGACCTGAAATCCTTCCGAGTAATTTGGGAGAAATAGCCAACCTCTCGGTCAAAAACGTCAAGCCCTGGCCGGAGGATTTTCCGCTGGTGCAGACCCTGACCTCGGTCGCCTGGATGAGGGCCCACCCCCTCTATCAGGACGCGAAAAACGGGGATGTCGGGGCAGCCCTGGAGATCGGCGAGGAGATCATCGGGCGCAAGCCGGACCTGGCCCGGCAACTCGCGGAGAGCTATCCCGAAGCCCTGCTGGTGCCCGTGGTGGCAGAGGAGGCGCAGGGACGGAATGCGATCCCTCTCGGAATGGCGTTCGCCCTCGAGCAGGCCACCGGACTGCCGATCCACGAGGGGATCGTCCAGGTCAACCTGACCGGGCACACCGGGGCGTCCGCGATCCATCGGTTCCTGTCGAGAGCCGTGTTCAGCGGCCCCGTCGAAACCGGTAGGGAATACGTCCTGGTGGACGATGCGGTCACGATGGGAGGCACCCTCTCCAGCCTGCGGCATTACATCGAAAACGAAGGCGGCATCGTGCGGGCGGTGGTCACCGCCGGCGCCGCCAAGGACAGCACGCAGCTGGCCCCGAGGGCCGCCACACTACAAAAACTGGAGGAAAAGCATGGCATCAAAACGACCGAAAAGATACTCCAACAGCTCGGCATCACCGGCAGGGCCCATGCTCTTACCGAGGGAGAAATCAACTGGATTCTATCCTTCGCCAATCTTGACAACCTCCGGAGTCGACTCGTTGAGGAAATTCGCGAGCGAGGCGCTCAAGCAGATGCGGAGCTTGCGGAAGCCGAAAGACAGCGACTGAAAAGAAAGCGCAAAGCCGTCGTCCCTCTGCCGGCAAGGCCCGTTCCGGCGCCGGTCAAGGCCCCGTCCCTGGAGGCGATGGTGACCGACCGGATCGTGTCGGCGTACGCCCGCAACTATGCCGATGCTCCCGGATTCGTGCGGACGCTGCGCAGGGGCATAGGACAAAAGGCCTGGGAGAGCATGAGCCGGGAGGAGCAAATCGCCGAGGCCCGCCAGTACGTCGAGGCCGACATCGAGCAGGCCAAAAGAGAGATCGGCGACCGGAACCCGGTCGACTACCTGATGGACCGGGCGCTGGACCCCCTGGACCCGGCCAATGAGTTCTACGCCGAGATCCTGCGCCGGCAGGGAGCCAGGGTGGTCGCCGGCGAAGCCGTGGAGCTGTCGGAGGGCCTGCGGGACATGCTCGCCCTGACGGCCGAGCCGGTCGAACTGCTGGACGCCAGCACCGACGAGCGCTTCAAGGCGTGGGTGGCGCAGCAGGAAAAGACCAGGGACCCGGAGCGCCACCGCCGCATGGTCGAATCGTTCGGCCCGGACATCCTGCCGATCGGCCAGGCCGGCGATCCGGAGGTCGTCGCATCGGTCAAAGAGCGGGAATGGACGGTCGATTTCAATCAAACCGCATTCGGGATAGTGAACAATCGGATCAGCCGGGAGCTGGATGTGTTCGAGCAGCTGTTCGGCCCCAGCAAGCTGGTTCAGGAGTTCCCTGGAAAAGAAGTCGAAGGCAAAAGACCGTTGACCCGGTCGATCACGCCCTATCATTTACTGCAGGAGATATACCGGGTGATCGACGAGGGCCAGGTGCGGGAGATCCTCAACCGATCGATCGACCCCATGGAGCTGGCCAAATCCAGGGGGTTCAAGGGTGAGCAGGCCGCGAACTTCGTCAAAAAAGTGAAGATGATGCGCACGGGCAGTCTGTATATGCCGTCGGAGGAGAAGGGTGGGGAGCTGTTGTCGGAAAACGCCAAGGCCGGCGCCAGCGCCGACTTTTTGCTGGCCACCTGTCATCCGACCGAGGAATGCGTGGTGTGCTACGCCGCAAGAACCATGATCCGGCAGACTCCTATCGAAAAAGCATTCCGCAACACTTTTCACATTCTTGTCGACCCGATCGGGTGGGCAGAACGGGTGGCCGCCGAGGTGTCCAGGGCCGGCGGCGTTGGTGTGCACAGCAAGGTCGCCCTGCCGTTCATCCGGCTGCAGGGATCGGGGGACCTCACCACGACCGAGCAGCTGGCCGCATACAACCATTTGGCGAAGCTGACCGACCGGCCGATCCAGATATTCAGCCGGCACCACGATATGCTGCGTCAGCTCAAGGGAACGCAGAACGCCCCGTTTTTGAAAATGGGCAGCGTCGACATGATGCTGTTCGAGCACCTGGGGATCGACTACCTGATCGCGAACCAGCACAAGCACGGCATCGCCAACGCCTATCTCGTGTTCGATCCGACAACCGACAACCCCATCATCACCGAGCTGTCAAAAGCGAGGGCGCTCGGGCTGACGCTGTCGGTTCGCCCGAAATACCACGACATGATCGAGGACCTGGCTGCCCGCCAGCGGGGCTGCCCGTGCGACGCGCAGGAACGGGCCATGTATTCCAGCTGCCGGCAATGCGCGGGCTCCAATGCCGGGTGCTTCACCGCCTTCGCCGAAATGGTCACCACCAAGACCGGCCGGCTGGTGTACGCCAACGATCCCAAACGCCCGCGGGGCACAAAACCCGTTCTGCGGTTTTTGGCCGGAGTGCCGGAACGGGCCGGCTTCGACGCCGACACGCAGCTCTGGATGGAGACGGCGGTCAGGGTCATCCGGCAGGGCATAAAGCACGCCCAGCTGAACATCAGAAACTTCACCGGCCCGGTCATCCGGGACACGCAGGGACCGAACATCGGGAAGATCAACCCGAAGAAGGTCAAAAAGTGGCAGGCGGCCTACAAGGCCGGCGAGCTTGCCGATCACATCATCGTGAAGGACGTCCGCTGGGAGAACAGTACTGAAAAGATCGACCCTATCGAGGACCTGAAAGACCTCGACAGCTACGACAAGCGGATCAATAGCTCGGCGGTCAAGATGGCCAGGGCCCACATCGAGAACCTGCGGCTGCAGGAGAAGGTCGCCAGGATGGGCAAGTTCATCCTGCCCGGCGGCAGAATCCAGCCGGGGGTGGCGTTCAAGGACGGCACGCGGCTGGCCGACGCCTCCCTGATCTCCGATGAAGACGCCAAAGACGCGGCTTTTTCGGTCAAGCCGTCCGACAAATACCAGGTCGGCAAACAAGCCGGGCCCGCGGTGTATGTGCATCGCCACTACGAAAGCCTGCTGCCCAAGGTGGACGAGGCGAAGCGCTACATCGGCAGGTGGCAATACGAGGTGGTCAAGCACAACGCCGAAACCGGCAACTTTTCATTCATTCAATCCCCGGACTTCGACACGGCAGACGAGCCCATCGTCGGCGACGCCCTGCTGGTGAGGCCGGACGGCAGCACGAAGATCATCCGGCAAGCGGACGACCCGTGGATCTACCACCACAAATGGATGATGGTCGACGAGAGCTACGAGGGCTTCAGCTATCACGATTCCCGGCTGCGCAGCGAGGCGTGGGACGGCTTGTCAGGAGTGGACCGCACCCGCATCGGCAAGAAGTCCTACTGGGAAAAACACATCGCCTCCAGGATCCCCCCGGTGGAGTCCATTCGCCTGCAAAAACAGCTGTTCGCCAACGGGGAGGTCGCGGCCGCCAACCGAACCGCCAGGAGCGGAGGAGCCGTGGGCGAGAACGCCATCGTCATCCGCACGGTGCTGCAGATGGCGAAAGACGACCCCTCCCTGCTGGAGGAGGGCGTGCTGGATTTCGGCGCCGGCGTGCCCGATTCGACCGGCAAGCTGCGCCATGTCGAAAAGCTCAAGGCGGCCGGGTTCACCGAGGTGGCCGCCCATGAATTCGGGAAAAACTTCGATGCGCGGGTCCACGATCAGACCGCCCTGCAGCGCCAGCACCGGCTGGTGTACGCCTCCAACGTCCTGAACGTCCAAAGCTCCCTGGACATGTTCGACGCGACCCTCAAGCAACTGGTCGACGCCACCGCGGACGAGAACGGCCGGCTGGTGGTCAACGCCGGCGTCCAACAAGCGCGACGTCCGCTACAGCATCAAGTTCCGGGCAGACCGAATCGTCATGGAAGACCGCCAATTCCGGCTGTGGTTTGAAGATTCAAAAGTCGTGAACCAAAACGGCACACCGAAGATCGTTTACCACGGCACGAGCTACGACGTCGAGGAGTTCGGCGGCCGCCACGCCCCCGCGGACCTGCCCAGGCTCGGGTGGCATTACTTTACCGAGAACGCCAAGATGGCAGAAAAATTCTCGGTTAGCGGAGAGCCGCTGCCCAAAACCTACGACGGCCGCCGGCGCCCGG